ACCACCTTGTTCGGATTTCCAGAAATAATATGATTCCAACATCGAATGTGGGTCATACCTATTTTGTTTTTCACCAACACCATTCGCTGTCTTTTTCGAATTCATCGAATTGATAAACTGGCGAACCTTCTGTTTAGCTTTTTTGTCGGGCATCCCACCAACATCTATATTGAACACTAAACGTTCTGGTGCGCGAACAACCCTAAGTATTACAGCTGCGTCATGCATTAATGTTAATTGGTGATAAGCTTCACGTGAACGGTCAATTAATGGGTACACCATAACCTCGTTTTGGTCATAATCTCCCGTGTTGATATATGTGACCTGTGACCATAGTAGTGGTACAAACTCTTCTGCTAATATATTACTTGAATATGTGGCACTACCTGAGTTTTGATCAATACTTTGAAATGCTGTCATCGAGGTTGTGAAGTTTGACGATAAATACGCACACTCACCATCTACTTTTTTAAACATAATACCCACATTTTCACTACGAATTATATCACGCATGAAATCATATTGCTCGGTTGGTAGATATTTAATCCCAATAATACCTTGCTCTGATTCGGTATCATTGATTATGTTCTCCCACGCAAGTTCACCATCAGTTACGAACTGTTTAATATACTTAAAACCGTTGACGTTTATATCAAACAATTGAATATATTTGTTCCACTCTTCAATCAATATCTTCTGACGTGACTCATCTTTGAGGTTTTTCGAATCTGGGTTGAATGCAATTGACGTATATCGATCATTTTCATCCAACATCCAAGCATCGTCGGCTATATCCTCTAAACATTGCAACACCTCTGGATAACGTGCCATAAGCCTATATGATCGAACCCTTGACTCTTTATTGGTTGGGATCGGTGTATATATCTTGTTATAATAATAATCACTATTTGAATGATCCATCATCCCATCGTTTGGTTTAGATGTGGTGATCGCCATATCATCAATTTTGATATCATCTATATCAAGTTTATCGAACACATCCATATTGGGATTCATCGGATCAACTTCATCTTTAGTCTTATTACGACCACGTAGAAAATCTATCATACTCATACGTTTACTCCATGTGTGTTATACAATATTATGTGTTTATATTTATACATTATAGGTCAAATACGTCTGCAACCATTTGGTTTGTGGGGTTATATTCAATAAATCCCATAGCTTTAACATAGTTTGCCAACGGTTTACTTACCAACTTGTTAAACATCGTGATATAATCTACCTCAAATGTTCTGCGAAATTCATCTGGGAATGATCCGTCGATAAATGATATAACATCAATACCATATTCATTTGATTGATTGATATAACTCCCATATCCTCTATTATATCATTATGATAATGTAGACCACGAACCTGTGCGCCTGAACGTTTTTCAGTTTTTAGGAACTCAGGTGATGATTTCTCGGTTCGATAACCCTTCCATATCGATATATCATCAAATGTGAATTCGAGGAATTTATCATATACCTCATTTAGATATTTGCGGTATTCATCATAACCCCAGCTATTACGACAAGTGTTTTCATATATGTCTTTGAGAAATGTTTTGATTGATACCGGTAGTTCACCCTTCTTAACCGCAATACCCATGTATTTGAAATAGTCGGCTTTCTTACCTTCTACATCTATTAAGTGCATCAAATAATGTTTCTTCTTAAAGAAAATAGCTTCTGATGCTAACACCTCTCGCTCATATTTGATATTATAACCCTTAGTGGTGTAACATTCATCATCTACAAGATTCTTTGCGAACTCATTAATATCATTACTAACGAACTCATCAATTTCCATCAACATCTCATTAACTTCGGTTCTAGTAAACTCACGAAGTTTATTTTTACCAAATTTGGTTGCATACCTTTCAGTGGTTTGTTGAATGTTGATATATTGTGAGTCAGTATCACCAGCAACCGTACTACCGATACCGAATTTTTCCTCTACCATACGGTTTACACCTTTATTGATAAACTGACCAGTAAGTGTTACCGATTGTGCTATATCCGCATCATATATCGGACTATACACTGTTCCAAAAACACCATACACCGTATTCAATTTAATTTTTTGGGCATACTGTGCGTGATCATACCTAATAGCCAATAAACGATATTCATTGGATTTCTCGGCATCATCTTCTTTATCAGCCATCTTTGCATATTTTTTGGATAACTTCTTCATCTTAACACGTTCAGAATACGCTTTTTCTAACCAACTAGTTACGACACCAACCCTTACATCATGTTTATAGAACAGTGTGTTGTTTTTTGATAGAGTACATTTTTCATCAGTTATTCGATCCAATTGAGCTTTGGTGATACGTTTAACTTTACCATTCGTTCGATATAAATCAAATGTGTCATCATCAAGCTGTTTAATTTGCCCCACCTTTGTTTCAGGTGAACAATTCAACGCAATCATAGTGTTTGGATATAGTGATGCTAAGTCAATACCGATAACACCGTCATCATAAAAACCCATCACAGTCGGGAAAACATACGCACCCTCAAACTGTTCAGCGTTCTGGTCTTCACCAAACGCTTTGAATGATGTAAACACACCTTGATTGTGGTTTCTCGAATGAGCGGTTAATGATCCGATAATATACGAAATCGAGGTGTATATTGCTTCCATTTGACATAGACCTGATGATGTAATGGTTCTACTCAACTGTACCAAATTCAGTTTTTCTTCTAGTTTCACCAACAGTTCAACATCTCGAACGTTATATTCGAAGAATTTTTGGAAGTTGTTTTTATAGAACTCCTTCATCGTACCTTCATAATGAAGTTTGTTTTCACCAAGTTCATTTTCACATACGTTATCGAGTTTATAACCACCATCAACTTTATGTAGGAATTTATCACGATACAGTGCGAGTAAGTCCATTTGGGTCACACCCTTTAGATATATTAAAATATCGTTTGGATTATCTTTAGACTCTTTGATGTAATAATCATGGACTGGTGATAGTTTTTTAGCCTCTTTACAATCTAATACATTCTCAATACGCCTAATGATATACGGCATATCAAACGTTCTCGAATTCCACCCTATCACAACGTCTGGGTAATTCCTAGTCATCCAGTCAATATAATGTTCAAGTAATTCGACTTCATTATCGAACTTGAAAAGGATTATATCATGTTTGTCGATTAATGAGTTTTCTAATTTATTATTAACACTAGGCATCGCCCATGTGTAATATCGATCATGGTGTGTATCGAAAATTGTTATCAAATTGATTGGATATTCAGCTTTACTTGGTTCACAGAATTCATCTTCAATTGCAACCTCGATATCCAAATAATGATACCGAAGTTTATCCGTATTGAATCCAGCATCATCAACGGCGTGACCAAAATGTGCATGAGTGAACTCTAATTCGGGTTGTAGGCATTCAACGATCTTAATTGACCCATCAAGACTCTTCATCCATTTATTGCGGTCATAGACGTTTCTGAACACTTTGGTGGCTACATATTTATCACGTATTGATAACTCTTCGGTTTTATATGGGACAATATATTTGATATGTGATTGATGCTCGAATTTATAAGTCTTCGGCCTACCTTCTTTGGTGTAGCCATAAAGTATGATTTCACCAATTCGTGTGTTTGGATTAACCTTATACGCTATATTACGATATCCGATACCGATATCTGCTACATCAAAACTGTTTTCACTCTCATCCATCATTATTGCCTCGTTGAATTATTATACAACAATTGTTCATCTAATAAATAAAAAACCCATACGGAATTAACCATATGGGTTTAAACCACTATAAACCAACAGGTTAGCTAGTATGAATAGATGCTGTACTCATACCACGTTCACGCTGTTTAGGTTTTACAACATCTGTTTCAACCTCAACCGCATCAACCGGTGTTTCGACCAACTCATACAATTCGTTGAATCTTTCATCAGACAGCACCAGTAAACCTTTTTTCGTTTCAATAATCCAATCTCCAGTATGAACGGTCTGTTCACCGAAAACACCACCAACTGTCATATGGTTGATACCATTTTCATCAACGGTGAACTGTTCGGCCTCATATACCACCTGTTTATTAACAACTTTCATAACACACCTCACACTTCTCATAATTTTCAAGTTCACTATCACTTAAGATAATTTCTGCGATAACCATATCTTCTTTATAGATACTTATATTTTCACCCATTAACGTAACACGATCAGCACCCTGTGTCAACGGTATAATTGCCCCAACTTTAATACTACCAACAGTCGAATCAA